CACGGAGCGGAGCCACCAGAAATACGTTCCTTTGTCGCCGCACTCCTTCACACGGTCGCGCTCACGGGTGAAAACCGGGAGCTGGAAGTCGTCGTCTCCGTCGTTCCACCAGGCCCCGTCCGGCGTGCCGAACACGTCCGTCGCCGAAGGCAGCCACAGCGGGTCCGAATACTCCACCCGCTCGCCCTCGATGGTCTCCACGAAGGTCCTGGGTACGATGATCTCCCGCCATTCCGCCGCGATGTGCGGATAGATGTCCTCCAAAACGTGCTTGCGGCCCTTGCTCTTGAAATACCCGGTCTTGTTGGTCGCCTCGTCGTTCATCACGCCCTCGTCCCAGCAGTCTTTGAAGACGAAGCGGGCCGAAGTGGGCGACACGTAGCAGCAGACCACGGTGACGGTCCCGCCGGTATCCAGCGGCACCTCGATCTCGTCGCGCTGGGCGAGCAGGTGGTCCAGCTTGCCCTCGGCCTTCGCCCGCTTCAACTGGGACGGGCTGACGAAGCCGACGTGGATGCTCCGCAGCCTGCATAAGTCGTCCTGCGTCGCACTCTTTTCCTCCGCCGGTTCCTCCGGCTCTGCCTTCTTGCTCACAGGCTCCTCGGCCTTTTCGGGGGCGCGCCCGGCCCGGAGCAGCACGGCCAGCAGTTCACCGGCCTTCTCGCTCTGGCGGTCCAGTCGGCCCAGGTGTTCCAGGAACGCCGCCCGCTCGCGCGCCACCAGATCGGCGTCGCCCTCCACGTGCAGCCGGGCCTCCCCAAATCGCAGCGTCAATTCGCTCATGTGCTTGTCCTCCTTTAGTTTATATAGGTATGTGCCGCTCACGCGCTCAGGCATCAGCCTTCCCGCCGTGATGGCGCATCCAGTTCCGAATGTACTGTGTGATGTCTCCGACGAAGCCCGTGCAGAGGTGGATGTCGTGCACAGGTTTTCCCTCGCAGCGGCAGTCCGAGCAGTTCAGACCGTTGTTGCACTGAGCCTCGCAAAACTGGCACATACAGTTCCCGTTGTCGAATGGACACGGGCTGACCGCCTCCACCTCGATCTCATGGCCGCAGCCGGGGCAGAAGTTCCAGCCGTTTTCCACCGGCCCGTCCGCCTCGAAGGTCTCGATGTACCCGCATCCCCGGCAGTTCCAGGTGTTGTGCTCTTGGTCCACGCATGAATAGATCACTTTCTCGTCCATCACAGCACCTCCGCCGGTTCCCGGAGCCATTCCAGACAGCACTTGATGCACGTCTGTGCATCCGGCGACCCCTTACAGCTGTCCTCGTCCCCGTCGTGCGGGCACATAATGACTACGGCCAGCTCCTCGTCGTCCATCTCCCTGATCTTGTCCGCACGGGTGAACACCACGTCCTGGCACTCCTGCTTTCTGGCCTCCCGGCAGGCTTTCCCGCCGTAGGTCAGCAGGCAGCCGGATACCCGGCACCTATCACACAGTTTCATACGCTTTTCCTCCCGTTTCCGGTACGTAATTCAGCCACACCGTTTCCGTTCTTACCGCGCCGCCTTCCGCCTGCGCCCGCCGGTGCAGCTTTTTCCACCCCTGCAGGTGTTCGTTGTACAGGTCGTTGTCATAGCCGGACAAAATGACCGGCCCCGGATGCTCCTTCAATGCGTCCAGAAGCTCGATGTGCTGGGCCTCCTCCGCCATCTCCACGATGTATTGCTTCCCCTTGCGCGTATGCAGCATATAAGGCGGGTCCGCGTAGATCAGCACGTCCGGGTGACGGAAGCGCCTGATCACATCGACCGCTGGGGACTGCTCGATCTGCGCATCTTTCAGGCGTTCCGCCACGGCGGCGATACGCTCCGGGAGCTGCCGCCAGTAGCGCACATCGTAGGCGTACTCGCGCCCGGCACGGTCATTTTTCCAACCGCCCTTGTAAACAACGGTGCTCCCGTGGGCCTGCCAGTAGCGTACCAGCGTCAGCCGGGCGGCTTCGATGCCGTCCGGTCGGACCTGTCCTCCCGCCTTGAAATGGTCCCACGCCTGTTCATACTCGCCCCGGCTGTACGGCGTGCAGGCCACGGCCCGCATCAGCTCCTCCGGCTGTTCCCGGATACAGCGGAACAGGTTGATGATCTCGCCGTCCAGGTCGTTGATGGTCTCGATACGGCTCGGCGGCTTTTTGAAGAACACTGCCCCGCTCCCGAAGAACGGTTCCAGATAGCTCTTGTGCGGCGGCATGAGGGATACAATCCATTCCGCCAGCCGCCATTTGCTCCCCGGATATTTCAGCACGGGCTTCATCTGGCCTGCCGCCTTGAATGTCTCCGCGTTCCAGTCGATGGCCTGTCCGCACCAGCCGCAGAAACAGCAGCGGTTCCCGTCCTCGTTGTAGAGATATTCGCCGCTCCCGCAGGTCGGGCAGGCCAGGATGCTTTCATCCCCGTCCGGGTGCGGCGGCTCCGGCATCCGCCGGAACAGAGCCGCCCGGCCCATCCGGCAAGCCTCGTTCACGATCTCAAGGCTCTCGTATGTCTCCCGGTGCTCCGGGTCCAAAATCTCAGCAGCCCGTTCGTAGGTCATGTTTCGCTCCCTTCAAGCAGCATCGCCAGCCGCCCTTGTGCCTTTGCCAGCAGCAACGGGTCGGCTACCTTGTGATACTCGTCCAGCGTGTGCCGCATCGCCGCGATCTCCTCCGGCTCCGTTTTGGTATCCTCGAAGGCAGCCAGGCGGTCCAGCAGCTCACGGACGCCTTGCGGGCTGACCTCGCAAGCGATCTGCCCGGTCTCGTACTCGTTCGACGCGCCGATGTAGGTGACAACGCCGTTGCATCTTTTTGTCAGTCGCTTCATTATTTTTCCTCCACATAGCACCAGCTCTGCGGGGCGCGGCGCAGGTATAGCGCCTCGTTCCCGCAGTGCCCGGTGTTTTCGCTGTGCATAGCGCAGCTTTCACAGTCCAGTTCTTTCGGGCACACACGGCGGAAGCTGTTTAGCTCATGCGGCGTGTCGTAGATTACCAGGTCGGAGATGCACCAGCCGATAGGGTTTCCTTTTGGCTCGTAGGCCCACAGCTCCTTTGCCGTCAAGCAAGCCTTTTTGAGGACTTCCGGCGTGGCGGCTTCCGCTTGTGCCCGGTTCTCTCTAAAATCCGGCCATTTCTTACCACCGTTAAACAGCACGAAGTCGGAGCAGATAAACTCTCCAATAACCTTGCCGCAGCACTTCTCTGCAAACGGTATCGTTACGTTGGAGACCCGCAAATCCCAAGTGTAGTAATCTGCTTTCGTGCAGTAGATATAGCATTTGAATGGTTTTTTCAGCTCCGGCCTGCTCTTGCGGAACTCTATCGTTTTCTCACCGCTCGCAATTTTTGCGCACCACTGCGGCCTGATGCTGATAAGCACATCCTTTTTCATGTTCCATCCCCCAGTCTCAGCGTTCCGCTGGAATACAGAGTGTACAGCGTGTTCCCGTGTCCGTCGGTCAGATACGGCAGGAAAACCTCGTCCACGCTCGCCATCCCAGCCTCGATAATCGCCATTTGTGCCAGCACCCAGTCCCGCAGGTTGCGCCAGCCCGTGCGCTCGGCCTGGTCGCGGTCGTCCTTGAGCTTCTGCTGCTTGAATACGAACAAAACGCCGTCGATGTTGGCCGGGAGCATGAAGCCCCGCCGCCCAGTTGGCGTATCAATGGAGAAGGTCACGCCCGTCGGGCGTCCCTTTTCGTCGTATTCCACCATGATCTGACGCGCTCCGTGCCCGGCGAGCGCGCCCTGTATCTCTCCCAGGCTGGTGAACACATCCACCCCGGAGGTATAATTCTTGATCGCCATGCGCTCCTCCTTATCCGTCGTAGCACCCGCATGGAGCGCCGCAGAGGCATCCGCCGGGACTGTCCGGGAATAATTCATCGAAGGTGATCTGCGCGTCTTCAAACGCTTTGTTCTCCATGAACTCGTTGTAGTAGCTCTCCCAGGACCAGTTGCGACCCAGCCCTTTGACGTTTACATTCCTTGCAGCCGAGCCGTGTTCAAGCGCGATTGCGCGCTGAAACAGGTCCGGGTAATTCTCCCACAAGGCTTGTATCTCCTTCTTTTTCATGGAAGGGCAGAAGAAACACGAGCTTTTTCCCGGCTTCGGCAGCCCGGCCCGCTCGATCACGCGCACGCACTCCTCGCGTGTCCATCCCCATTCATAGAGCGGATAATGTTTTTCGTACTTTTTGTCCGCTTCGTCGATTGGTGCGGCGTGTTGGATGCGCCGCGTCTCCCCGGCATCGTAGCCGATGTATTTTTGGACGCGCTGGCCGCTGGCCCACACCTCTTTGCACGGTTGATAGTTGTTGCAGAACTTCTCCTGCGTCCCGATCTTGTGCTTGAGGGAGCAGCGCTTGAAGCCGTAGGCGATGGAGGGCAGCGTCCCGCTGTTGATGCACTCCTGTTCCAGCGTCAGGCGGTTGCCGTCCTTGTCGTGATACTGCACGGAGGTGATCTGCGGAAGCCCATGCTTTTCCAGCCATCCGTTGAAGGTCTCGATGAACTCATACGTGTGCGGCTGTTCTCCGCCGGTGTCGGCGAATAAGATCAGGTCTATCGGGATTTTGTGCAGGTACATTCCGATGATCATGGCGGTGCTGTTGGTCCCGCCGCCGAAAGAAACGACGTTCATCACTTTCTCCTCTCCGGCGTCAAGATCGCGGCCAGCTCCACGCCGCGCACATCGGCCTTATCGAACACTTCAAAAACCTTGTCCCAGGCGGCAGCGCACCCGCTCGCCGTCACGGTCGCGCCGGTCTTCTCTCCGGTGGTATAAGTAATGATCACAGCATATTTCATCCTTTAATTCTCCTTTAGCTCAGGACACCAGGCCGGAATATACGGCAAAAGCCGCTCGATACCGACGATATACCCCTTGCATCGTCCATCTGCGCCGCAGCGGAAGGATTGAACATCTTTCAGCCACGGCTCCGTTATGAGGAAACGGCAGCCCTCGCACGTGCGGGAGTAGTCCGCCTTCACGGTGCGCTTCATCGCTTACTCCCGTTCATTCCTTGCGCCACCTTTCCGCCGCCGCCATGACTTTCTCGGCGTACTCACGGTTCCCCGTGTCGTGCCCGGCGTTGTAGGCCGTCAGGGCCGCGCCGACGTTCCCGGCGTACTGGCCCAGCTTCTCAGCGATGAAGGCCACGCCATACTGAATGTTTTCCGCCGGTGACAGGTCGGTGGGGAAGTAGTCGGGATTGAGTTGCATCAGGCCGTAGCAGCCGACATAGCTCACCGCCTCCGGGTTGAAGCTGCTCTCCGTTTCAATGAGGCCCAAGGCCAGCGCGTACTCGACCTTGTGTTCCTGGCAGGCGTCCCACAAGACTTCCTGCAGTTCCGCACTCAGGGGCACGTCCTCTCTGAACGTGAACACCTCCGCCGCCGGTTCTTCCGGCTCCGGGTCCGGCTCGAAGTAAACCGTCTGAACCGGCTGGGAGGCTGGGACCACAATGGTCGGCGGCTCGACGATGATCAGCGTCTCCCGCTCCGCCGCCCGGCGGGCGTCTGCCTCGTCCATGATGCGGAGCAGGCCGAAGCAGAAGCAGATGATCGCCAGCAGCATACCCATATAGAACTTGTCCGCTTTACTGGCCCGCATCCGTCTTCGCCTCCAATCTCAGCCACCATGCCGGGCTGTTCCGCTGTTTCTTGTAGGGGCAGCCCCTTCCGGCATCGCAATTCACGCGCCCGCATCCAGCGCAATAATTTCTCTGGAACTCCTCGTCCCACGGTCCTTCCAGCATAGGGAGCGAAGAAAGAAACTCGCCCAGCGCTTCCGGGGACTGCGTGATCTTTTCAAAGTTGGTCATTTCTTTAGGCTCCTTTCATGCTCGGCGCGGCCTTCGGACGGCGGCCACGCTTGCGCAGATTGCTTTGGTAGGTCTTTTCGCCCCGCTCGGCCTTGTACTCCGGGCGGAAGTTATGGTCCAGGACCATCTCGCCGGTCCGCTCGTCGGTCTCCTGCCCGCGCTTCAATTCCGTGTACACGGTGCACTGGCTGATACCCAGCTCGGCGGCGATCTTTAAGGGGGAGGCGTTGTCCTTCCACATCTGTTCAATCTTTCTGCGGTCCTCAAGCGTCAGCTTCTTCACCATTCGTCACCTCGTTTCTCCCATTTCAAGCCCTGAAATAGATAAAAAAATAATGCAGAAAAAAGCGTTAAACTTTTTTCTGCATTTAATTTACTATGGGACCTCGAAAAAGTCAAGTAAAAAATGCCGTGCTTTTTCAACAAACTATTCTGCGTTATTTTGTACATTTTGGGCAGCGCGAAAAGGCCACCCGCCAAAGTCCCGCCGGTAGCCTATGCTTTATCGTGTTATTTCCGTGCTATTTTCGTGTGTTATGCGTGCGTTTTTCTCTTAAATATGAACGAGCGGGAGCAGCACGCCCTCCGCCGCCATCCACTCGGCCAGCGCCGTGTTCGCACAGCGCCCGCCTAAAACCATTCGCGGGTAGTTGTTCATCCAGATTTGGATTTGCTTGATCTCCGCCTGCGATACCTCGGAGAGCTTCGTCCCTTTCGGGAGCCACCGCCGAATAAGGCTGTTCGCGTTCTCGTTGCTGCCTCGCTCGAAGGCGCTGTACGGATGGCAATAGTATATGTGCGTCCGCGCCCGCTTCGTCAGGCAGGACCGCTCCATGCCCTCGCAGTCTGCGAACTCGCTGCCATTGTCCACGGTGATCGTGCGGAATATCCGGCGGAACATCCGCGACCCCAGCTTCCTTTCCAGCCTGTCCAGCGACCGGACGACGCTCTGAGTAGTGCCGTCCGGCATTTTTATGATGATCTCCTGGCGGAACATCCGCTCCGTCAGCACCAGGAGCCGGGCCGCGTCCTTCTTGCAGGATACCACCGTGTCCATCTCCCAGTCTCCGGGCATCGCTCGTTCCGCGATCTCCTCCGGGCGGTCTTCGATGCTGTCGCCCTGTGGAAGGTGCGCGGCCCGGACCTTCCGATACCCCTTGTTTTTCTTCTTCCCCTTGCGCGGCAGGTTCTTGTTCGTCACGCCCAGGAACACGCCCTTGGTGATGTAGGAATACAGCGTCCACTTGGAGAGCGTCACGGAGAAGGTCAGCCGTTCCTCCTTGATCTTCAACAGGACCGCCTCCGGCGAATACCGTTCCTCCACGATCTTCTGCTCGATGTATGCCGCCAGCTTGTAGTCGTTGCCCAGTTTCAGCGCCGGACCCTTGGCCGCGAGGTTGGCCCGGTACTTGTTCTCCGCCACGTCCGGGCAGTAGATTTCCCGGTCGATCAGCTCCGTCGTGCGCTGGACCGTCTTTCCGCGCTTGATCTCCCGGTAGATGGTGGTACTGTCCACGTGCAGCGCCGCCGCGATCTCCTTTACCTTGTGGCCTTCCTTCAACATTCTTTCAATTTTCAGCCGGTCCTTCCACCGCAGATGGGAAAATCTCCGTCCTTTTTCGCTGCTCATTGTGGGCACTCCCTTCTTTTTTCGGGGATAATAACCCATAAAAGCGCAGAATGTCAAGCGCTCAGAGCGCCGCAAAAAGAAATGCCGTAGGCTTTAAGCCTACGGCATAATTATTTTTCTTCCTCGTCCATCAACCAGTCCGAGGTGACGCCCAGTACCTCCGCCAGGGCGCGCAGCTCGTAGTCCTGCACCATGCGGCTCCCACTTTCGATGCGGCTTATGGCGTCCTGTTCCAGGATAACGCCCGTGGTCTGCACCTTCGCCGCCAAGTCCGCCTGTGTCATACGCTTCTTCGTTCTCATTTGCCGGACCCGCTCGCCAGATACATTTCGCCGTCCGTCCAGATTGATGATCTTCAAGTGTTCGCCTCTCCTCGCTATGTGATATTCCCATATTTTATTTGACTTTACCATATTCTCTGATATTCTTATGGTAATATCCCATAAATGCGCAAAAATATAAAAAATGTGGAGGGGAGAACATGGGCCTATTCTCATTTCGTAAGCCCCCGGCGCGTGTCAACAGCTCCGGCAGCGTCCCACACACCGCCGATCTGCTGTATCCCGCCGTGCTTCCGGCCTTTTCAGAGATCGCGGCAGGCGAGCACCGCGACCCCAGGGCGGTTTTCTACACCATCCGCTTCATGGACCCACAGCGCTCACGCCCATTCACGCCGGATGTGCTGGACGCCTCAGACTTCGGCAGTAAGGCAGAGGTCCGGCGCGTTCTGGTCCGACGTGGCTTCGTGCAGAACGCGGACGCAGGTCAGACGCTTTCCGTGCTCTACACGAAGGACGCCATGAAGGAGCTTCTGCGCAAGCGCGGCCTTTCGGTCGGCGGCACCAAGGAGCAGCAGGCCGCCCGGCTTCTGGCCGACGGCTTCCGTATCAGCCCCAGCCGCAGACTGTTGGAGTTGACCGCCTCCGGTTCCGCGCTGATCGCGGCCCACGGCGTCAACCTGTCCGAGGCTATCCGCCGGGCCACGCTGGCTTTGAAGGAGCCGGACTACCCCGGAGCCGTCGCCGCATACCGTGACTATGACAGCCGGTGGGGCTATGTTCACCCCTCCGGCAAGACCCACACCATCTTCGCAAGCTATGATGTTCCATTCCACCGCCTTGACTTTCTCGCGGGCTACCCCATGCGTGAGCTGTGCAACTCCGAAGACTTCCGCCGTACCCTCCGGGCCTGCCTGATTGCCGGGCTGATGCGAGGGGAGCAGGAGCGCACGGAGCTTGCCTTCCGCTTCAAGGAGGTGTGCCAGGAGCAGATCGTGTGCCCCGGCATTGTGGACCTGTTCACCATGGACGACTTCGACGGCAGCACCGCCGCCGCGATGCGTGAAGCCATGGAGCAGAACGTCGCAGCGGACAGCGATTTCACTCTGGAATATTATATCTCGCACGTGCTGTACCTGAGCAGGCGCGCCTAAACAAAAATCCCCCGGCAGATGTCCGTTCTCTGGACCTCCGCCGGGGGATTTCTCACTTATTCGTTATTTTTCTTGATCTGACCGAGCGCTTCTTTCAGCTTGTCGAAGCCGAACATGGCAGCGTAGGCCACCGCGAAGCCCACCACAACGGCGGCGGCAACGTAATACCACATGACGGCGTAGCCCATGAAGGCCATATACCCGAAGAAGGCCACCGGCGTCAGCACCATGGCGACGATGATCGCCAGCAGGTTCGTGGGCATCTTCTCCCACGTGGCCCGTTTCAGGACCTCCACGATGATGTTGGTCAGTACGGTCAGCGCGCCGATGATGGCGACGATGGCCGAAATATTGAGCGTCAGTTCCATAAACGTCTTCCTCTCTTATTTGGCAGGCATCTTCAACACCTGCCCAACATGGATGATCTCGGAAGTCAGGCCGTTCAGGCGCATGATCTCCTTGTAGCGGCTCCCGCTTCCGAGATAGGTACTTGCCAGCGCCCACAGCGTATCCCCGCGAACGACGGTGTGCGTGCGCGTCCCGCCGGAGGCAGAGCCGCCGATGTCCGCCGCGTCCACCCAGCCGTAAACGGTGCTTCCGCCGCCGCTCACGGCGACGAGGTGATACGGATGCTTCGCCTTGCCCGGCTGGTACACCTGCGTGACCTTGGCCTTGCCCGGCTTACAGGCCGTGCCGTTGGCCGCGTTTGCGTTGGTGTAGTGCTTCCCGCCGGTGAAGTTCACGATGTCGCCCACCTTGCATGTGCCCGCTCCGGCATCGCTGGTCCCGCCGCTCTCTCCGCCG